AACAAAATGGGAAATACTCAATGCAGCTATTGAGGCCCAAGAACTTTTAACCGGTGTTGAAACCGAGTTTGAAGAAACTGAAAATGCTATTTATAAAGCACAAAAATTTATAGAGAAAATTCAAAACTTAATAACTAAAACTAAATAAATATGAACTATCTTCAAAACCTAAATGCTTTAAATAATATGGACAAATCTGATTTAGTAGATTTAGTTTATGATTTAGTCAATGACATTGACAAGGCAGAAACTTTAGCTGATTTACAAAAGCTAAAAGGAGAGTGTGGACTACGCCACAATAAATAAACATTAAGCGTAGAAAGAAAGCCGGCCTTAGTGCCGGTTTTTTTGTGCTCTTAATCCAAACAAAGTAAGGATGAAATAGTATGCAAAAGTTTTGCACACTAACTAAAACGAATTAACTCTTCGCTTGCTTGATTTACATTTGTACTGTTTCGAATTTCTAATTAAAAAAAGCCGGGCGATGACAAATACTTAACCGCCCGGCTTTTTACTATGAATATTAAACCGCTATAAATTTAAGAAACAAATCTGAAAATCCAAAAAATTTTTACAACTCTGAAAACCAAGCAGTTACAAATATATTTGGCAGTGTGCATAAATTGTGTTATCTTTGTGTATAACTAACCGAGGTCGTGTTCAGTGGAACACCCTCACAACTAACTAAATATGTGTGTAATAATAATTAATCAAACCGGCAAGCAATTGTCGAAGACTATTCTGAGGACATCCTCAAGAATTAATCCTCACGGACTGGGGATTGTTTGGCTCGATACTTACGAGACAACTTATCATAAATCTTCTGATTGGAAAAAACTTGTAACCAATAGACCATTCATTGCTCATTTCAGATATGCAACTAAAGGTAAAGTAAACAAGGCCAACACTCATCCTTTTGTATGTGGTCAGAACAAACACGAACTACTGATGCACAATGGTACGATACCCAATATGGGTAGCGACACTATTTCTGATTCAAGAACTCTAGCAAAGGCTCTAGGCTTTTTACCAAGACACTCTTGGAAAAAAGAATTGGAAAGGTATGACTCAAGATTTGTTACCATCAATACTAGAACTAGAACTTTTCAAATGTACAACAAAGAACTATGGACTAAAAGCAATGGTGCTTGGTACAGTAAAAACAATGTTATCAAGGACAACCTTGTGGCCGTGTACGGTACATTAAAGAAAGGCAATAGCAACTACTACCACTACCTAAGAAATGAAACATTCATTGGCAAGGGCAAGACAACTATGAAGTACCCGATGATTGTACCAGGACTGCCTTATGTGATAGACAAACCAGGTAAAGGTCATCTCATTGACATTGATTTGTTTGCGGTCAGTGATGACAAGCTAAAGGACTTGGATAGATTAGAGGGTCATCCGACTCACTACAAGAGAAGAGAGATTACGGTGCTAGTCAAAGGCAGAGTGTACAAAGCTTGGTTATACTTTGGTCAAGGCCAAGAGTACAAAGGCAAGCAGCTACACAGTAGCTACGAGAAAACCTATCCTAAGTTTTCCCTCAGAGATAGGTCTTATACTTATGCAGACAGTAAGGAGTGGACTCCTTGGTGGAGGCAAGAGGAATACTTGAAAGAAACGGAGAGTGTCGCTAGCGACACTCAATGTTTCGAGATAAACTACAACCAGGAGACTAGGCTATGTCCGGATTGCTCACAAGCAACCGAGCAAGACCCATACTCAATGGAGTGGTGGTGTCACTCGTGTCAGAAGTTTGAGACCGAGGAAGTAATGAAACAATTTAAAATTTAAAACGATGAGTAAAAATAAATGGCATGGCTGGAATCAAAAGAAAGCCAACATCAAGCATAAGAAATGGCTTGAGAACTTATCCGATGAGGATAGAACTAGGATGAATATACCTAGAACAAGAACTGATGGAGAACTTATCTTCAAAAAAAAGGCAGACCCTTTTATTGACTTTGCCTTAGAAAACTTAATGAAACATCTTAATACTAAAAATAAATAACAATGAGTGACTTACTAAATTTAGCAAGCAAATTTTTATTGGCATCAGAATTATTATGTGATACCGATGAAGAGAAAGTAGCCAACAAACAAAAAATTGTTTTTGCTACTATGAGAAAAGCCAACCCCGAGTGGCAACCACCAGGAGATTGGGATGAACTATCAACTGAGGAAAAACTCAGGAGACTAAATGGAATACAAGAAATATTAAAAGAAAATAATAATGAAACCAACGTATCTATCTAGCTGCTGCGATGCACTACCTTACGGCAACGAACTAATGTACAGTAGGTGTTCAATGTGCGGAGAGAATTGCAGTTTCTATACTGTTTAAATTTTAGTTTTAATGTTGAAGCAGGTCGAAAGGCCTGCTTTTTTTTGCATTATTATTTGGTAATCTAAAAGTTATGAACTACCTTTACACTATTGTTGAACTTAAATTTTATTTTATGACTAATATTAATACTTTACTAACTAAACTTTCGGACATCAAATTAAAATCGGTGGAGGAGGTGCACGAAGAGTATAAGAAAAAAGTGAACAGCACTTTTGACTTACTTGAATTTAAAACTCATCCAATGGGACTTGGAGTGAGGGCTACTTATCTTATTGGGGACAATAAAGATAAAGGATTAGAAATCTCAGTAGTAGGAGGCGATGCTTTCTATGGAGACGGAGAGAGAACTTTTGAAGTAGGAATTTGTCTTGGTGGCTCAGTGGTTGTTGCCGGATGGAAAACTAAAGAGGAAGTGGCAGAGATTATAGATATGTTAAAAGATTTTGACCACTAAATTTGGCAGTGACAAATCAATGCACTATCTTTGAACTATCTATGAGTTTTTTGTGTAAAAAATGTTCCGCTTGTTTTTCAACTGAATTGACACTTGTTGATTCTAGTTACCTGGGAGAATGGGCGGAACATATTTATAAATGTAAAGCTTGTGGACACAAGGAGATAAAATACTTTGATTTTGTTTATCATCTTACACCAATCCCAACTAACTTACAAACAAATGAAAACAATACTACACCTAATATCACAATACAAGAGGTTATCGAAACATAGAAAATATCTTTACACTAGGATACTACAGACACGAAATAAATGTGTTAGGATGTTACTTAGAATTGATTGCTCTTCCAACGTTGAAATAATATATAGAGACAGAAAGAGAAAGAACGAAACAAAGAAATATTTTATTTGCAGAGTAGCGGAGGATGATATAAATTTACTCATTGAGGCAAGAAAAAACTTATTGTTAACTCAGAAGTATAAAAGAAGACTTAAATTATTAAATATAAAATTATGACAGCTTTAGAATCTCAAAACAAATACCTAATGGAAAGCAATGATGCTCTTCGTGGGTTGATAAAAGAAGTTAGGAAAGAACTTAGCTTTTTTATATCTAATCAGAGAGTAATGTCTAGCACTGAACAAGCTATACATCTTTCTAAAATAAACAACACTCTAAAAATCTAATTATGAAATACAAGTTATTTAAAAAATATATACAGAAAATTTTAGAGCACATGGAAATATCCCATGCGGACTTGTTTGATAAGTCTAAGAAAAAGTCAATGGTTGAAGCTAGACAGTTGTTGTATTACTTGTGCCACAATAGAGGTATGGGTGCAACAGAGATTAAAGACTATATGTTTCGTGAGGGACACAGTCTTGAACACACTACAATATTGTATGGTATAAATGCAATGGAGGATGTGATAGCTAACGACCCCGACCTAGAAAAGATTGCCGAAGATATACAAGGGGCAGTTGAAGTATAGTTTGGATGACATATACGAAGAGGCGGTGCGAGACTATGGCACGACTTGTTTACAAGCAGATGGCTATATGTTCTGTATTCTCCTCGGGGTAAAATTAACTAAGGATGATATGACTGGACAAATAAAAATATTTGACCCAACAAAAAGCACTAATTACTACGTTGAATTAAATATCGATGAGTATAATTATTTTCAAACTGAGGGTTGGAAAAAAGGTGTCTTTAAAATAACACTAAACAAATATATAAATAAGCTTGAAAGAATCAAGACAAGTATTAGTGAAGAAATGAACGGGTCTATGAGTTTAAAAAAACTTAAATATTTAAAAGAGTCAAGGCAACAAGTTCTTAAAAAATATTATAAATTAATTCAAAAATTAAACTAATGACTAAACTAAAAACAATTGACATAGGAAGAGGTAAAAGGTATGTTGAAGTTAGCGAGAGATTAAAATTTTTTCGTGCTAACTATCCAGACTACAGTTTACTGAGTGATGTTGTAGAAATAACTGAAACAACAATCACAATCAAGGCAACAATCCTTGATAAAAAACAGAACCCGATTGCATCTGGCATAGCACAAGAAGTAAAAGGGAGTTCATTTATAAACAAAACAAGTTATGTAGAAAACTGTGAGACCTCAGCTTGGGGTAGAGCACTTGCTAACTTTGGTATTGGTATAGATGAAGCAGTGGCATCTTACAATGAGGTTGCCAATGCTATAGAACAACAGAAAGAAGAAAATGAAATTATGATGGAGGGCGATAAAGAGGAGGAGGAAGATGAATTTGTTTTGGAAAAGGTACTCAAAGGTATTGAGTATTATAGAAAGCTTGGTTGGGAAGAGAAAGAAATATTTGAAAAGATAGCTGATAAATATGCCGACCTAGATACAGATACAATAGAATTGCTAAAAGAAAAATCTAATGACAAAGCTAAACCTAAAAAAAGAAATAGAAAAGCTACGACAAGATAGTTATTACTATGGAGAGGGTGGTTCAAAGTTTCTAAGTAATTCAGATATGAAAGCTTTGTATCACGAGCCGGCTCAATTTCGTACACCAGTAATTGAAAATGAAAACCTTGCAAGAGGAAGGTTGTTTCATCAGCTGCTTTTAGAGCCGGCTAAAGCAAAGGATTTTCCAACTTACGATGGGGCTGTAAGAAATGCCTCATATAGACAGTTCTTACAAGAGAATGATTTAACTTTTGCTTTGAAGAAAAGTGAAGCAGATGAAGTTAGAGAGATGGCAAGTTGGTTCTTAGATGAATCTAATGTTACTACTCAGAGCTTAAGAAACCATATATACAAGTTTGGTGCTAAGTATGAAGAGCCTATGATAAAAGAAATCCAAGGGCACTTGTTTAAGGGTAAAGCGGATTGTATTAGTAATGGAATAATTATAGATATAAAAACCACTAAGGACATATATACCTTTCAAAATGTGGCATCTAACTATTTCTATGATAGTCAAGCTTATATATACCAAGAGTTGTTTGGTATGCCTATGGTGTTTTTTGTAATTGGTAAAACAAAAAAAACATATGGAACTATTGATGAAAGCTATTTTGATGTAGCCGTATTCAATACATCTCCGGAGTTTATTGAAAGAGGTAGGAGCAAAGTAGAACATGCTTTGAATCATTACAATATATATTTTGGCGATAGTAAAACAAAATCTCTTAAGGAGATAGTATTTAAAGGAGTATTAACATAAAAATAAAATAAGTATGGATAAATATGTACACAAAGAGGGTATGGGTTCTTTATTTAAAAACACATATAAAGAAAAAGATTCACAGCCCGACTTAAAAGGCACAATGACTGGCCTTGATGGTAAACAATATGAGGTAGCCGGATGGTATGATAAAACAAAATCTGGTGTTGATAAAATATCCCTAAAACAAAGTCATCCATTTAAAAAGGATGAAGGGGAGACTACATCTCTATCAAAAGATGAAGTTGAAAGTCTTAAAGAGGGTTCAGATAATTTCCCATTTTAAGATTCATATTAATTAGTTTTAAAGTCGAGGGGAAGTTGGTCGAATAGGGTTATTATCCTTGCACCTCTTCCTCTCTTTTAAAGAGAAAAAATTGAACACACAAATAACCATATTTAAAAACATAAAAGAAACAGAGACACCTTTCTTCAAAGATGTTTCATTCATTCTTAAAAGAATCAAGGAGGGTAAATCTAAATCTTTGATAAAAGAGATTAGAAAAGAAAAAGACAAGGCAACTAGAAATGAACTCAAAAAAAATCTGCCTGCTATTTGTTTCTCTGGAAAGTTTAATAAGAGAAGTGATGAATCCTTAGTAGAGCATAGTGGCATAATTTGTTTAGACTTTGATGGTTATGATAAACAAAAAGATATGTTACAAGACAAGGAGGGTTTTATAAATAGTAAGTTTGTTCTTTCTGTTTTTGTTTCTCCATCTGGTAATGGTCTAAAGGTTCTTGTTAAAATACCACAGTCAGCTGAAAATCATACTAAATATTTTAATTCATTAAAAACAGAATTTGATTCAACGTATTTTGATACTACGTCTAAAAACATAAGTCGAGTATGTTATGAAAGCTATGACCCATTGTTGTATTACAATCCAAACAGTTTAGTGTGGGACACAATAGAGGAAGAGGAGTATGATGAAAGAAGTACTTATAGAGATAAGCCTACTATAAAAATTACAGATGAAAATAAAATTGTAGATATACTTGTAAAGTGGTGGCAAAAAAAACATCCAATGTCTGTGGGACAAAGAAATCATAATGTATATGTTTTAGCTATGGCATTTAATGATTTTGGAATTAGTAAAAGTTTAGCATCATTTGTATGTAATCAATATTCATCTAAAGACTTTCCTAAAAGCGAGATTGAAACTACAATTAATTCAGCTTACAGACATACAGAAAATTTTAATACTAAGTATTACGAGGACAGTGAAACAATCAATGAGATAAAACAAAGATTAAAAAGAGGAGACAGTAAAAAGATTATAAGAAGACAACTTATAGATTCTAATTTAGAAGATGAGGTTATTGATGCAGTGTTAGAAAAAGCAGAGGAAGATGATTCAGCAAAGTTTTGGTCAAAGAATGATAAAGGAACAATTAAGGTAATACCTATACTGTTTAAAAAATTTTTAGAAGACAACGGCTTTTATAAATATTGTCCAGAGAGTGGTAAGAACTATGTGTTTGTAAAAGTTACAAACAATCTTATAGACCACACAAGCGAAAAAGAAATCAAAGATTTTATATTAGATAAGCTGTATCATTATGAAGATGTTTCTGTTTATAACTACTTTGCAGACCAAACTAGGCTATTTAGGGAGGAGTTTCTGACACTTTTAAGCACTATTGATATATATTTCATAGCAGATACAAAGAAAACCTCTTATTTGTACTATAAAAATTGTGCAGTTCAGATAACAAAAGATGAAGTTATAGCTATAGATTATGTAGATTTGGGAGGGTATGTTTGGAAAGACCATGTAATTGATAGGATATATAGAGAGTGTGAAAGTGTCGAGTGTGACTACCAAGCTTTTATTAAAAACATATGTGCTCAAGAACAAAAGAGAATCATAGCTATGGAATCTACAATAGGTTTTTTGATGCACGGTCATAAGAACTTGTCATATTGTCCCGCAGTTATCTTGAATGATGAAGTAATTTCTGACAATCCAGAAGGGGGAACTGGGAAAGGTATATTTATGAACGCACTAAGTCATATGAAAAAGCTTGTAACAATTGATGGTAAAGCTTTTACCTTTGAAAGGTCTTTCGCTTATCAATTAGTTTCTGCTGATACGCAGATACTTTGTTTTGATGATGTAAAAAAATACTTTGACTTTGAAAGATTGTTTAGTGTAGTGACAGAGGGTTTAACTCTTGAAAAGAAAAACAAGGATGCAATAAAAATACCTTTTAGTAGAAGTCCTAAAATTGCTATCACTACAAACTACGCAATAAAAGGTGCGGGTAATTCTTTTGCTAGAAGAAAGTGGGAGCTCGAGCTTTATCAACATTATAGTAAATCTCATACACCTCAAGATGAGTTTGGTAAATTGTTTTTTGGAGATTGGGATTCTGAGGAGTGGTGCATTTTTGATAATTATATGATACAATGTTTACAGTTGTATTTAAAAGAGGGCTTAGTTCAAAGTGAATTTGTAAATCTTAAAATAAGACAGTTATCTGCTGAAACATCTCATGACTTTATAGAGTGGTGCGGACTGCTCAAAGGTACAGAGCCAAACACAAAGCTCGTACCAGATATACGTATATACAAAAATGAAATGTATTTTGATTTTATAAATGAGTATCCAGATTATGGGCCAAAATCTAAAATGACTATAAGTAGAATTAGATTTTATAAATGGTTACACAGCTATTGTATATTCAAAGAGGGTATACCACCAGAGGAAGGAAGAGACCAAACTGGAAGATGGTTTACTATAAAACAGAAAAAAGAAGATGATGAGCAGTTTGAAGTACCTTTCTAATCCCTTGCTATGAACGGGATTTGCACAAGTTATGATTTTTTTGTATCTTTGTTATGAACATTAAAAACTATTTAATATGAGAACTATAGATATGAGACCTAAACAAAACGAGAAAGGTCGCAGAAAAACTTTCAAAGATAATTATTATTTTCATCCGTCATCAAACTACGTAGGCCACTGTTGTCCATCATCGATTCATCCACTTAATGGAAAAAGATTTGCTGCAATGTGGACTTTTATGAGACAAACTAAAAAATTGTTTACTATGAAAAAGACCAGGGATATAAAGATATGGGGGTATGGAGAAACCCTTGCTAAGTCTGCAAGCAATTGCAGGAAATGGTACGGTATTAAAATCCCATCTACTGGTTGGAAAAAAATTCAATTTATTTATCACGAACCCATAACATTTAGGCAAGAAAACCCAGTTGAATCTGATGCCAAGTTTTTAAAGTTTATGTTTAATGAAATTTAGAGATTATCAAATTCAAATTATAGATAAGTCGGTCACGGTTTTGCAGGCACACCGGTTCTGTTATTTGTCAATGCAAGTTAGAACTGGCAAAACTTTGACCGCTTTGGGTTGTTTTAAAAAGTTAAATATTCAAAGGTTGTTGTTTGTTACTAAGAAAAAGGCAATCACATCCATACAAAACGATTACGAAAAATTAAATCCGTCTTATGATATTGTAGTTATCAACTATGAAAGCCTGCACAAGGTTGAAGGAAAGTTTGATGGCATTGTATTAGATGAAGCTCATTGCTTGGGAGCTTATCCAAAGCCAAGCAAGAGGGCAAAACAAATCAAAGAACTTATACGAGTACAATCTCCGTTTGTTATATTAATGTCTGGTACACCAACACCCGAATCATTTAGTCAAATGTACCATCAAGTTTATGCTTGTCCAAAAAATCCATTTTCTTATTTTACTAACTTTTATAAGTTTGCTGCTAGCTACGTTGATGTAGTACAAATTAAGATTGGAGCTATGCCTCACAATGATTACAGTAGAGGAAAGCTTAGCATACTTGAAGCTATGAAACCTTTTATGATATCTTATACACAAAAAGAGGCGGGCTTTAAGGTTGAAACTATTGAAAAAATTTTAAAAGTTAAGATGAAGGATATAACTTATTGGATGACATCAAAATTAAAAAAGGATTTAGTTGTTGAAGGAAGTGATGAAGTCGTGCTTGCAGATACCAGTGTAAAGCTAATGTCAAAGATTCATCAATTATTTTCTGGAACTGTTAAGTTTGAAAGTGGTAAGTCAAAAGTAATAGACACTACAAAAGCGGAGTTTATAGCCACGAAATTTAAAAATAAGAAGATAGGTATATATTATAAATTTAAAGCCGAGTATGATGCCTTAAAAAGTGTCCTGGGCGACACTTTAACAAATGAATTAGACGAGTTCAAAAACAGCGACAAAAACATAGCTCTGCAAATAGTAAGTGGTAGAGAGGGTATAAGTTTAAAAGAGGCGGACTGCCTTGTTTATTACAACATAGATTTTTCCGCATTAAGTTATTGGCAGTCAAGAGATAGAATGACTACAAAAGATTCATTAAAAAATTATGTATATTGGATATTCTCTGATAAAGGTATTGAAGAGAAAATTTATAAGGCTGTGTCTAAGAAAAAAGACTACACCCTAAAACATTTTAAAAAAGATTTTATTTAATTTTGTCTAGTGACCGAGCAACAAATACAGAAGAAAAAGATTGATGAGCTTGAAAGCTTTGGTTACTACGTTTTAAAACTAATAAAAACAAATAAGAACGGTATACCAGATGTGATTGCTATACACCCAGAAAAGGGAGTAAAGTTTTTTGAGATTAAAACTCAGAAAGGAAAGGTTTCAAAGTTACAAGAGTACCGTATTAAAGAATTAGAAAGCTATGGGATACCAACAGAAATATTCAGGGGATGAATACTACTATGAAATGGAGCAAGACTTTTTAGAAGAGCTTGATGCTTTACCTCCATTGTATAGCGCTGGTATTATAATGCAGCTTGATAAACTTGCATCAGAAATGTATAAAGAAAACCAACAAATAAAAAAACCAAAAAAAATGGGAATGATTGCAGGTGTAGTTCCATTAAGTAAAGCTATGTTTTTTAAAGTTGAGTACATTAACAGTAAAAGTTTTCATCCATTGTTTTATAAATTTGAAACTATAACATCAGACGAATACTTAGATTTTTTACTTGTTAATAAAACTTTTAAAAATGAAGATTGAAATACAAAATCAAATTAAAATAATTAGAGATGCGGTTGAAAAACACTTCAATGTAAATTTAAATCAACGAAGTAGAGTACGAAAGACTACCCATGCAAGATATATTTATTATAGATTATGTAAAGATTTTACTTTTTCTACCTTATACGAGATAGGTAATGAAGTTGATAGACATCACGCAACAGTAGTGGAAGGATTAAAACAATTTGATAATATAAAGTTTATTAATGACCGCCAATATTTAAATCCTTATCATCAAATAAGAAAAGAGTTAATACTAAAATTACACTCTTATCAATTAGAAGACAGTTATTTTACTCTTAAAGAGCTTATCGAACAAAACAATATACTCAAAGAGAAAAATAGATTATTAACTGAAAGATTAGAAAAAATTTTATAACTTTAAATAACTATGTCTTACTCTTTAAATGATATTGAAAAGATTATAGGTTTGAAAACGTGGAGTAAAAAGAAAAAGGTTGATGAACTTTTAAAGATAGATGCAGAATTGTATTGTAATCTTGGAAACGAATCAAGTAAGACAGAGGTTGAAAGAATAAAAAAACAGTCCAGAAAAATATATCGGGCTATAAAAAAAGTCGATGAGTATTCAGGAAGGTTATTGTTAAGAGAACAGTAAACCTTATAGTATGAAAGTAACACCGCTAGAGCAAAAGCGCCTTCAAAATATTAACTTCATTATGAAGGATATTCACGACTCAGTAAATCAGATATACGAAACATTGGTAGACCAAGAGTACGACGATACTCGGCAATCTATACTGACTCTTAATAGTAAATTAAAGACTATTAACGAATCAATAAACGATGAGCTATAACGATTTTAGACCAAGATTAAGAGGAAACAAAAAAAAAGCATTTCAAAACCTAACTAAAAAAGAAAGAAGAATCCTAGTGGTTGGAGACTTACACGCTCCCTTTACCCTTGAAGGATATCTTGAGTTCTGTATAGAAAACTATGCACGATACAATTGTAATCAGGTAATATTTATAGGAGACATAATAGATAATCATTACTCAAGCTTTCACGCTACTGACCCAGATGGACTGGGTGGTGGTGATGAACTGGAGCTTGCTGTAGAGGATGTAGCAAGATGGTATGAGGCTTTTCCAAAAGCCGATGTAATGATTGGTAATCACGATAGAATGATAATGCGTAAAGCATTTGATTCACAAATACCAAAGCGTTGGATTAAAAGTTACAATGATGTGCTAGGTACACCCAAGTGGAATTGGGTAGAGAATATTGTCTACGATGATGTTTTGTTTGAGCATGGTGAAGGTAGTCAAGCTGCAATGAAAGCAAGAAACAATATGATGTCATCTGTTTGTGGACACACACACACCTCTGCATATGTTCAATGGTATGTAGGTAAAAAGTTTAGAGTGTTTGGTATGCAGGTAGGATGTGGAATAGATGCAAAAAGTTATGCTGCTGCATACGCCAAAAATTTTAAACGTCAAGCCATAGGTTGTGGTGTTGTAATTGGAGGACACACAGCGTTCAATTGCTTAATGAATTTGTAATGAAACAAAAATATTTTGAATTTTTAATAGTTGTTATAATTAATTATTTAATTATCTACGGGCTCTTCTTGCTAATCTTCTAGCTCTTCTCTGAGATATTCTCCTTCTGCGTGCAGTTCTAGGATGTATACGGTTAGGCAAAGCATCAGGGTTTGGTGTTTCTTTTTCAAACTCTTTAGCGAGCTCTGGGTTGTTGGCGTACATCCAACGGCGTTGTGCTTTACTCTGAAAGGGCATCTCGAACTTCTTTTTTAATATCTCTTACTTGACTTTTTAAATCTTTAATTTGTTGTTGTAACTCAGGGTCAACAAAATCACCGCTTGCTTTATTAGAAACCGGTTTTGAAACTTCATCTTTATCAGGTCTGTAATAACTTGTTGTTCCTATTAAATCAAGGAAATTTTCCTCTGTAAGTTTAACGTCTTTAAATGTGTTAAACAATCCTGCAAATGGGTCGAATCTAGTACCAGCGATTAACTCAAATATTGGTGTCAAGCTTCTTAAAGAAAACCCACCTTCTTGAGAAATCAAATTATACATACGAGAAACTACAGCACTATATGGGTTTACGATACTATCCTCAGAAAACCTTTTACCCTCTATCCTATTATTCATTACTTCAACAGCAGAACCTAAAAGCGGTATTGCATAAACTAAATTTAAAACAGTGTTAGAAAATTTTAATCTATTAAATACTTCTTCTTTGTCTTCATCATCTCCTAAGAAAAACTTTGCTGAGTTTGCCATAAAAACAAACATCGCATTTGCAATATAAGCATTTAGAGCAACTCTTCTTATATCAGCTGCTTTAGGTTTTTTCCCGTTAATTATATCTGTTGTTATAGATGATACCCCCTGAGCAGTTTGATTCATTTGTAAATAGGTGGTGCTCATAAACATAGTAAACGTTCTTGTAAGAGCGTCTGTATTTCTTTGTAGCTGAATTTTATCTGCTCCTCTTCTACTTTGTTGCGTGGCATTATAATCATTAAATATTCTTAAAGCTTCTTGAGGTGACATCCCGTTTTTAATATTTCTATTGTATACTATTTTATATCCCATAATACCTAATAAATCTCCTAATACAGTAGGAGAAGCAGCAGCAGCCCTATACCTTCTTAATGCAGGGGATTTTTTCAAACCTAAAGTTCCACCGGTTTCTAACCCATACAAATCTCCCCCGAAACCTTTTTCTAATCTATCTCTAAAACTTGCAGATATATCTCTAGTTTCTTTAATTTCTTTTGGTAAATTAGATATTACTTGAGCCATGTCTATAGCAAAACCAAATAAATCTTTTACAAAATTAGGTTTACCGGATTTGTTAAATCTGTATTGTTCAAAAGCATTTACAAAAGAAGAAGCTTGCTTAGGTATCTGCATAAGTCTAAATGATAACGCATATCCAGTAAAGTTATTTAAAGCTCTCGCAAAGAATCCTGTGTCCACCTGGTCTATACCATAACCTGGATTGACAATTGCATTAACACTATTTCTAACTAATCGTGTTGTACCAGTTTCATTCATCAAAGCTCCAACTCCATCTAACTTCATTATAGTGTTTAATTTTTTTACTGTAGATGCAAAAGCTTTATACTTTTCTAACGTTTCAATGTGATTGTAAAGTGTATTGGTAAATGTTAAACCTCTTCCTAAATCTATAGGGCTTATTATGTCCTCTCTTGCTTTTAATGCAGGAGCTGTTTCAGCATTAAATATTGAACTAAAATCTCCAGCTGCTAATAAATCACTGCTAAACTTTGCCTGAGATATAGTTCTGGTAGGGAAATAATTTCTTATCTGCGGTAAGTTTATATTATTAATTCTAGAATATACATCATTAACTCCTTCATAATAATCTGTGCTTAAATAAACAATAAGCTTATCTATAAACTCAATTACTTTATTATCAAGATTATTTTGAATATCATTTAAAACAGAATCAGTATAGCCCATTTTATTAAGCTTATCTTTTTGCACATCGTTTTTACTTAGAGCGTAAATACGAGCTATGTTATCAGCAGAGTATTCTACTTGTCTACCTTTTACATTTAAAAATATTTCTGGTTCTTTGAGTAAGTTTAATATATCATTGTAATTATTTACACCCTCTATAGTAGAAGCTATTTCACTTATTTTATCTTGCTGATTAAATTTACCTCTTAAAGAATTTTCTTCAGCAATATTAGTTTCGTTATAAAAATATTTTTGAAAAAATCCTTGGTCATTGTATCTGTCAAGTATCTTGGTAACGGTTTGTAGATTGGCTAAATATCTTCTTAAAGTTTGAAATAGATTCCTTGCTGTTCTAAAGTTGTAAGTTTGTGCTACAGCTTTTAATCCTTTCCAGATTTTAAGTTTTTCAAAATCTCTTCTTATGCTAAGGTAATCTTGATTTAAGTCATTTATATTTTTAACAACTAAATTTCCGTCTTCATCAGTTTTATACAAAAACGGAAAATCCTTTTGCACTTGATTGTTGAGTTCATTTTGAAGCTCTTGCGTTTCACGTGCTTGAATTTCTCTTAAAGCATTTAGTTGTCTAATAGACTCTGCACGAGCAGCTTGTAAGTCAGTAAATAAAGCTTGCACTTCCTCTAAAGATTTTTCTTGAATATCTCCAAACATATCAAAAGCTAACACTCTATCTAAAAGTCTTGACTCTGATGATAATAATTTTTCTCCGGCTACTTCTTTGTTTGTTACTCTTTCTATTTCAGCTAAGTCAGATAAATCATTTGCTACATTGACCATAGCATCTACAGGATTTTTACCTGTAACTGCGTTCATTATCTCACTGACAGCCTGAAAAAATTGTTTACCAGCTGCTGTTAAATCTCCACCTCTAATTTTGTTTGACCTTGTTTTAGTAGTTCTGGCTTTTTTATTTGCTAAAGTTTTTATTTTTTTAATTACACTTAGCTTTTGTTTTTCTCTTTGTTGCTCTATTTGTTTTATTATTTTTTCAGCAACAGCAGGTAAATCATCTTTGCTTGTAACCTTATTTATAGAGGAAACAAACCCTTTGATTTCTTTCTCATTTGGTAAAGCTTTTCTAATAAAATTATTAACAGTGTTTTGCGCTTGCTTTAAATCCTTTATACCTTTTTTGAAATCAGCTATTGAATTTTTTATTTGATTTATTTCTTGCTGTATAACTTTATTAGATGTTGTTCCTAAAGTTTTATCGAAACCTAATAATAGTTGTTGTTGGTCTATCTCAGATAAAGTTTGAAATGTTTCATTGGCTTTTAACAACTCTATAGCTTTAGCTCTAAGTTCTGGATTATTAGGTTTTTCTTTAGATTTAAATTCATTTAACTGTTTTTGCACTGCATCAAATATAGGTTGCCCTACATTTATACCACCAGCTATATTTCTAAAAGCAGCAGGTATTTCTATTTTTAATTCTAAAAGAGGTTTTATATCTCTAACTTTAAACCCTCTACCTTGTAAAACTTTTTGTATTTGAATGTCTGAAAAACCTTGAGCTCTACCTACAGAAATGGTTTCTTCCATGCTCATGCTAGGGTCGCCAATGGTTTCTATAATTTGTTCTGGAGATGTAGGGGAGGGTTCAACAGTTTCTTCGGCTGTAGTTTCAGCTACTGTTTCCCCTAATCTATCTAGCGCTTGCTCGACCTTCTGATAAATGCCTGTCCCTTCAAGCTGTTGTTGAATGGAACTTTCTCGAAGAGACTGTAAAATGTCGAGCCTGGTTTGTTCGCCGATGTATCTGGAGTTAACTGCTCGTTTTTCTTGGGCTTCATATTCAATTTGTTTTTCATTTAGTTGTGTTATTAATGCGTCAAGTTTATTACCAAACTCAGCGTTTGTTCCTGAGTCTAAGTCTAACAAAGATAAGGAATTATTTGCTTGATTCAAAGTAAAGTCTGTAATCCCAGCAGCCTTAAGGGCTTCCAAGGTTTTAGGTATGTCATTTACTGTCAATAAATATTCTTCAGCATTACGAGTAGCATCAGTTTCTTCTACGTAATCAGCAGCTATGGTAGACTCTTGTGTTTCTGGGGCAAGTGCACCTAATATACTGGCTATTTGGTCAGCCTGGTCTCTAGTAACATCGCTTCCTAAATTTACTACATTTGATATTTCTACTATTTCTACACCTTCATCATTTTTATATCCACCAATTGCTTCATCTATAACACCTTTAACTTCATAAGCATCTAATACATCGTTGATGGTTGTTATTTGTTGCTTATATTCAGGTTGTTGTCTTAAATTTATAGCGTCCTCTACTGTTTCTATTGATGTAGCAAAGAGAGGTGCTACATTTATTCTTGGAGTGTCGAGTGCGACACTCTCATCTTTGACTTCAACTTCTTTTACAGCTTGCTCTGTGCTTGTTATTGGCTGAGCTTGTAAGCCTATATTTTTCAGTTCTTGATTAATAGACTTTATTCTTTCTATTTCTTTTGTAACAAGATTTACATCTTTACCAGCTACAAAATTTTCGAAAGTTAATTTTTCAAACAATAAATCAGCTGCTTGTTTTTGTTGTTGAGTGTTAAGGTTTTGTGTCGGTATTTGGTCAAATATACCTTTTGCTACAGCAAAGTTTTGTTTTATTTGTTCAGCTCGTGTTTTGGATATCTCGTTTCTTTTAACTTGATTGTCAACTGTACTGTTAATAAATAAATCTGCATTTGGAGATTGTACTATTGGAAGCTGGTCTATCTCCACTACCATATTACCAGATTCAACATCAAATGGCTCTAGTACATTATTATATTTACTTTTTTTTACGTTGTCGTTTAATATTTTTTGTTGTCTACCTTGCACAATTTTTTTAACTCCAGGAGCAAAAGATTGTATCGGCCCACCTGTAGCTCCTCCAATAACAAATGTATCCGCATATCTTGAAAATGCGTTTGCAAAAGCTTCTTCATCTCCAAGCACTATAAGGTCAGCTAAATCTTCAGTAGCTTCTGTAGCTAATTCTGAAACTCCCTCTCTTGCAAATCCTTTTTTATAAGCATTTAATATTGTTTTAAGTGATTCTTTAACAGCTTCTTTTCCTTTAGATGATAACGCTTCTCTTAAACCTTTGAACAGTTGACCACCCATTCTATAAGTTACTAATTCAAATATTCCTTCAGCTGTACCCGTAATCGCTGAGTTTAATTGTGTTTTAAAATTTAAATCAGCTCCTTCTTCTTGTAGACGTCTTGATTTTGTAGCTGCTGTTCCTGCTCCTATTGCGACAATACCACCAGGAGCAAACGCAGTAACTATTTGAGGTATAGCTCCTACTGCTTCATTTGTAAGTCTTCTTAAACCTCTACCCACATTTTCAGAAAAAATATCTTGAGTTATACCAGTGTCGTATTGTGTATCTACAAGCTCTCTTAATCGATTAGCTTCATTATACATTTCTCTTGAAAAGTCTGTGTCCATTGGTAAACCACCTCCAGTCTGAGCTTTTGCATTATTTATAGTTTCAAAAAATATTTCTCTTTGTTCTGGTGGAAGACTATTTATATAATCTTTTTGTTCTTTAGGAGCAAATGCACTAAAAACTGTTTGGTTTATAAATAAGGGAATATCTGATATACCTCCTACAGTTCTTAAAAAATTTGATTTAAAAATTTTACCTAAATCAGATTCTGGAGTTTTCTTTTCTTCAGCTGACTCTGGCTGCTCCGATAAACCATCTTCCAATTCTAACTCCGTACTTATTTCTGGAGTGTCTTTTTTTTTTAAGGAAACTTGAAATGATTCAAGAGTGGGAAACTTTTCTTTATCCAATAAAGGATATAATTGATTTACATCTCCATCATCTAAAAACTTTTGCAGTTCTTCAGGGTTAGAAAAAACCCCTGTTGGCAATATGTCAAATAATTCTTGTGTTTCCATTATTGAGCGGGAGATAAATTAAATTCTTTTATGTATTCTTCCATACCTTTTCCTTTATTTTCTTCTCTTTGTGACCATTCAAAAAATGGAGGCACATTTAATTTTTGCTCGGGACTTTCATTTTGTGTATTACTCTGTCTTTTTATAAATGCAAGGGACGTAGCTAAATCTTCTAAGCTTCTTACTGAAGGTACAAGTCTAACTATTTCATCAATTATTTGTTGTTGAGTTTTATCTTTAGTATCTATGCTTATTCCTTGACCTTTATCTCCTCTTTCTTTAATAGTAATTATTCTTGCAGAAAACATATTACCTCCACCACTAACAGAAGCATCAATACCAAGAGCTTGTAAGCCTCCTAAAGCTTGGTTTACTGTATCATTATTATTAAATTGTTCTTCTGTTAAATCTGAAAGACCTACTACTGTTGTAATATCATCTACCAACCCTTGAATAGCATCTGTTCCTCCTTGACTTTCTACAAGCTTGTCATACTCGGCTAACTCTTCTTCTGTTAATAATTGTTCAATTAATGTTCTAGGAACTTTATCTCCATACAATGCTACAGTTTGTATTTTTCTAATTAAGTCTGATTGTATTTGAGAGTCAGTTAACTCATCTTCAGCTTCAGGTTCTCTTCTATCAATGTTAAGAGCCCTTAATAATTTTTCTTTAACATGGTCAAACGCTGCTTGTTTTTGTGTTTCTGTAATTTCAAATTGATTTGTGTCTTGATTAAAAAACAATTTGTTTTCTTCATCAGTTTTATTTGTAACAATTTGATAGTTCATACTATCTGCAAGAACACTTTCAAGTTCAAACCCTTCATCTATCAAAGCGGCTATTTCAGTATCAAGACCTTTCATTAGCTCCTCATTACCAACTATTTCATCATATAGTTGCCCCTGATATCTTAAGCTTCTACCCTCACTATCTTGTAAAAATTTAGTTCCTAAATTTTCTGCTATAGTATTTACAGCTCCATCTATATTATATTTGTCTCTGGTAAATTTAGAAAAATATCCAAGCTGAGAAACATCAAGAGTTTTACCCGTAGGCTTTCCGTCTTCACCAAGTTCTGATATAATTACTTCGCCTGTCTTTTGGTCTACATCTACTGACACCCTACCAAAATCTGTGAAGTCTTGAGTCAGCTCGTGCATAAAAACTTCAATCTGAGAAGCTGTACCATCTTGTGCACGTTGAGCAAAATTATCAAAGTTTTTATTGAAAGACTCTACTGCATCAAAAAGAAGTTGTGTTCCAGACCTAGCGTTATTTTCCCATGCGTTATATTCTTGTAAGTTTTTCTCTTTACCTTTAAACAAATTAAGATTAGCTAATGAATATTGTCTTAACTGGTCAGAGAAGCCTGACATAATATTATTTAAAGCTGTGTTCTGACCTACTGGTCTGTTAAGTAAAGTTTTTTGAAAATCAGCTCTTTCATCTAAGATTTGTTTTTTAGTCGCTTGCCTTTCTTCTTCTTGTGATTTAAGTTGGTCAGTAAATTTTCTACTAACCGCAGACCAATCTACCGCTAAAGGCTCACTATCTCTTACGTATCCATATCCTGTTGGCATAATTTATATTTTATTTACCACTAATTGATAATACTTTTTTTTCTTCTGTGTCAGTTTCATCTACTTCCACTTCTTCTTCATCATCATCAAATGGGCCTTTTTTACCTAAGCTAGCAGCTAAGTCACTTAATAAATCTATACCACCCATACGTGAAGCTGCCTCTTGTCTTCTTTGGTCTGCCAACATTCCCTGAAGTCCAGCGATTTGTTGCAATTGAAGTTCTGCAGCCTGTGCATCTGTCTGTTGTTGACCAATGGCTTTTCTTAAATCTAAGTTTGCTTTTTGTTCATCAAAGGTAGCTCCAGCTTTTTGTTGCGCCTCTTGTAAAGCCATTAAAGCTCTACCTCCTGAAGCTAAACCTCGCTGGTCTCCTTCAGAAACTCTTTGTAAAAAATCCCCTGCAGTTTGTCTTGTTGCATCTAAAGCTAACTCAAGACCCGTTGTTGGCACAGATAAACCTGCAAATCTATCAGTTTCTAATCTACCTTGTGCACTTTTAAATAGCTCATCTATCTGTCCTTGAAACTCATTTTGTAAACCTTGAGACCTTCTTGCTTGCCCAAAACTAAATGCTGCCGGCAATCCTTTAGATAAAGCTTGTCCAGCTACTTTTCCCACTTGACCTTTTAATGCTTCTTTTCCTAAATTTTTAACCGTACCTAACAGTGCTTTAGGGGCTGTACTTAATAATTGACCTGCTATTGTTTTTCCTGCTGCGCCTGCTGCTGACGCTACTTTAGGCAGAAGAGCTGGAACAACAGTTTTTCCTAAAAATGTTCCCGCTGCTGCGAGTGCTGAACCTATTGGCATATTATAATTTTTTTATCATTTCATTACAGTTTACATCTCCTTGTATATAACCCCAGTCTTTGTAAGTTTTGATAAGGTTATCATTTTTAAGAATAGCGTAAACAAATTTACTTCCTTTTTCTTTGCATATACTTGTCAAAACTCCTATCAAGTATTCTACTGCTTTGTGTCTTAATTTTTTATCTATACTTTTATCTGAGATAATCCATTCAACCCATGATACTTTTGAGTTTGTAAAATACACAAAACCAGCGCAAATAGGCTGATTGTTATGCAAAACCATTACTCCTCCTTGTCCATCTTCTGGTAAAAATTCTTTTGGTGGAGGAGTCCAACCCCATTCTTTCCACCAATTTACCAAAACTTCTTCATAATCAGAAGGATTTAATTCAATTATATTAAATTCCATTCTATGCAAAGATACTAATTTTTACGGATAGCTTTTCATAGCCTCCGACTCTACAGCAAAGAGTTCTGTAGATGTTGTATTTTCATTTGTGAGGGTAAAAGTAAGTTGATGTCCTAGCATACCGTGAGTTTCAACCTCCATATTTTTAATATAAAGTATATAAGGCTGTGCTTCGCTTATGATTGTGCTGCCTGTTATATCAGTGTTAACAAATATTCTATTTATTCCACTCACTAAGTTAACTTCTATATTAGTTATTTGACCGCTGAAATTAATCGTAGTATAGGCCCCTTCAGAAAAATAAATGTAATCTCCTATACTAACTATACTTCCAATAGATACTAAAGGTGAAACAGAAAAATTGATTGTTAGTACATTGTTACTCTGATTCCATGTGCTTGCTTTCCCAATACCATTGGCTGACCTTAGGGCATATTCGTCTGCGGCAGCAGGGATAGTACCTGTTTTTCTAAGGTACGCAAAGTAAGCTCCTTCTTTCTTTTCGAACCATCGTGAATCAATAAACCCATCATTTTGTATATCAGTTTGTAAATTAGCTGACCAAGGTGAATCTGACTCTAAATTTAGAGTTTTAAAGACTTTGTTTTCCAAAGGATTGTCATTAAAGACACTTGTAATTTGTGAGTTATATTGTTGACCATAGTAGTTGTTTCTAAGTTCGTTTGTGTTGTGTTTGTATAAATTACCGCCTCTAAAAGTGTATAGATAATTATTCATTCCTATCATCATATCTGGTATGTACGAATAAAATGATGGCCAGCCCTGAACACTTTCACTATATGTTAGTGTATACTCAGTTTGAACTGGTGATGGAACTGGAGGTACAACACTAGGAACAGGAGAAGGCACAGGTGTTGGTGTGGGTGGTGTAGGTAATGGCCCGGAACAAGTGGTTGAATTAAATATTAAATTGTTTTGGCCACCCATATATCCGTGATAATAACACTCATAGCTCATAATAAATGGCCCACCTATAACAGTAAGTGTAACATCACCGTAATAATATGTATAAGGATTACCGTCTAACCCATTTTTAATACCTACAGAAGTTGTACCGGTATAAGTAAATACATTAGTCAAATTAAAATTTTGAAATGCAATTGGATGAGCAGCAGGTATGTTTTTTAAAACGTATGTACCTACTGTAACTCCATAAGTTCCATAATTGCCGCCAAACACAAACTTATTTCCACCGCTTATATTTTGTATTGTAACCTCATCACTTCCTGTCAAACAATAATCTGGCACTGGTTGTGTAGGTGGCGTTGGAGGTGTAGGTGGCGTTGGAGGTGTAGGTGGCGTTGGTGTAACTGGAATAGGCGTAGGGTTAATTGTACCACAAGCGGTGCTACAAGCTGTTGTGGTATTAACGGTAGTACCAGAAACAGAGTTTCTTTGTATGCCTCCACTTGGCCCTGTTATGTCTATACAAGGTGATGATATTTCGCCTTCAAGCAATGTTATTCTTTGCTTTGTTCCATCACAACAAGTTATAGTCCATTCACATTGTCCTCCAACTGCACCTATATCACAGGTCAAAGTATAAATTACACAAGACATACATTAAATTTTATGTACAAATTTACGAATTTAAAAGTTAAGTTTAGTTTTGAATCCAGTCTCTAACTAAATTGTAAAAATTGGTATGAGGATAAGAGGATATATCGTGATTAGGAAAGGTAGCTTTATTAAAAACTTTATCTACACTATAATGCACAAAGTAATGGTTTTGTATGTTATAATCATTGTGTGAGGGTATATAAGTGTTATCTTGACTAATCATTTTTATTTTATGATTATGACAAACAATAGAAAAAGCAGTCATACAAGACCACCATTTCCAAAGTGGGTCACAGTCTGACTCTATAATTTTTTCAGCAATATTTATGACGTCATCTATTATTTTTTTTAAAGTTTTGTTTTTTATAAAAATAGGAATGAAACCACCATTCATATACCCTTCGTCATTATGATGTAAATATGGTTGTATTTTGTAGTAATTTTTTTTTGATGAGTTTGCTATAAACATATGCCAGTCTTCATATCCATCGTAACATATTACATTGTCATCGCCCGGCAAAACATTATCATATTTTTTTAACATCACTACATCCATATCCGATAGAACTATTATATCTTCGTCAGAAAAATTTTTGATTATAGGTTTTAAAGCAGAAAAAACATTAATTACCACACAATTATCGTTTTTACTTTTTACATATTTCCATATTGCAGGACACATATGGTATGGTAATCCATGCAACTTCCAATCAATATCGTTATAAATTTTATCTTTCGTTGTGTTTTGTTTTACGACAGATAAAATACTATTATTAAAAGCTTCTTGTCCGTATATTTTTTTTTGTGCATATGACCAAAAATTAGCCATCCATTTATATCTATCATCTACAATTGAAACTGGTATAAATCTTAACATATAAGACGGATATTTTTTTATTAGTAGCCTTCTAACTGATAATGAACGTAAAAGTTTCTAAAATATTTACCTCCAAAAACTTCTTTTCTTCCGTGCTCACATATGGCTGATTCATAAAGAATCATATCACCTGGCTTTGCATAAACTTTATACCACTCACCGTCATGTCCTTTAATATCTAAGGGCCAGTCATCTGCATATTTTTTATTTTGACAGCCACAAGTCAAATCTTTATCCACTATTATTATAGAAGAAATATGATGAGTCTCAATTCTATCGGTATGTTCAGTTAAAGTTGCACCTTTTTGATATGACCTGATACCATAGATATAATTAGGAATTAATTTGTGTTTGCAAAAATCTTCGTGTACAGGTTTTAGCTCTTCATGTATAATTGTTTTAATGGTAGGTAGCCAACCAAAATCCATAATGGAGCTGTTACCAGGTATCCACTTTTCTTTATCTTCAAAAGTTTCATCTACTTCTTTTGATTGCAAAAGTTGATAGCTTTCTTTTATTAAATTCCATGCTTTGTCTGGACACTTTGTTATTTCAAAACCATTAGTAGTTAATTTAGGCAACGTTTTGTTTCTTTCTTCAACTCTATCAGGTTTTACTTTAACTATTTTACTCTCATTAATTTGACTTTCTTCTTTATTGTTATTTTTTTCATCTTCATAAAGTTGAGCATCTCCCGCTCCATCCCATTTTTTTTCTCTCCACCACGATGTTACTATATATTTTTTACCAGAAGTTACAGGCATACCTTCATGCAAAGTCTCAGGTAAAACTTTATTATCGCTCATATTAGCCCACCATAAAGCTTTACCGGTTACTGCTTTTACTTTTTTATTTAAGGTAGGAAAATTTGTTTCACCACCTTCATAATCATCATTTAGATAAATCATTAAAGTATGAGTTCTGTTACCTGATGCCTTACAGTGCATATTGTAAGCAGGGCCAGTAAAAAAATCATTGTGTGGCTTAAAATATTGACCTACTTCATATAGTTGTCCTTGTAAAGATTCCCCATTTTCAAAAGGCAAATTTAGGTGTTGACTTATTCTTTTATGAATACTATTTACTATTACATTGGAAGGGTCTAAATTACTTGTTGAAGATGTTCTATGGTCGGTAACATCCTCTCTATCAGTTCCACCTACTACTACAGATGAACGAGAATTATTTGAGTCAATTAGTTTAATAATTTCATCACACTCTTGGTGAGAAATAAAGTTTGGTATTTCGTGCATTTGATTAAATTAAATTTTTATAAAGATATAAAAATTATGGACAACCAGTACAGCTTGTAAATGAAGTTCCATTCCAATATCTTGAATAAGAACCATTGCTCACATAGATAGCACTAGGAAAAAGACTTGAACAAGTGTTACTAGTTCCATACCATTCTGTTGCTAAACAAAATGATGCGTTATTAAAATAATTTGTTTCTCTTCTTGAAGATGAACAAGCATTGTTTCCGCTTGTATTATCTCTTCCAATATTATTTATTGCAAAACAATTGCTTGGAGTAGGTGGCGTTGGAGGTGTTGGAGTAGGGGTTGGAACACCAGAAGCTTCACAGGTTGCACAATCAGTAAAAGGGTCATAATTAGTATACACAGGGCCAGTTGTTCCTCCTAAATCTATGTACTCATAACATATACCAGATATTTTAAGAACATTAGGGAATGTTGTTCCTCCTGGGCCGCTTACCTCGGCGAGTATATCTCCACCTCCAGTTGCACAATCTCCATATCTTGCATATACTGTTGCTGGCACAGGTGGAGGTGTTGGTACAGGAGGTGTAGGCGGTACAGGCGCTGGAGCAAATCCACCACAGCTTGATTGTATTTGTACATAGGTTACTTGCGAATTATAAAAAGTTGCGGCTGCATCTATTATCTCCCAATATTTAGTTCCATTAAAAGCAGGATTAGGGCCAGATGCACCACCATTTAAAGTTAATGCTAAACCATTAGCTAGTGTTGGGGCAGTAAGATTAGTAACTCTTACGTAATATGTAGGAGATGTAGTGTAACACTCTCTAATCTGTATATCCTGAAACGTAGCTGGAGTAGGTGGAACTGGCGGTGGACTAGGAGGCGTAGCAGGTGGACATCCAGTGCTTGACCCTACTGCTTGTATGTTTTGACATCCTAAACCTTGGTCTGAAGTTTGACCTACATCTCCTGCATATCTATAAAATAAAGGATTTGACCCTGAAGTTCCGTCAACAAATCTTTGGTCAAATGTTGGTTGTGTTGCTGATTGAAAGTAACAATCCTGATGACTTCCACAAGATACTAGTCTATAAAATAAAGACGGTGTAGGAGTCGGAGGCGTCGGAGGCGTCGGAGGCGTCGGCGTCGGAGGCGTCGGAGGTATTGGCGGGATACCTTGACAGTCAGAACAGTTGGAGTATGTTAAGGTAGGTATGTCTACAGTACTAGTAGAACCTGTACTTTGAGCATTACTATAACATATGTTTTGATATTTAACTACAATAGGTATTATCAATCCTTGTCCATCTACAAACCTAAAAATTTGTTTTGCAGCTGAATCATCACACTGTGAATACTCTCTATATGTAAAAGTAGGTGTTGGTACAGGGGTTGGTACAGGAACTGTTGCTTGACATGCCGGACAATCTGCAAATGTTGGTAAAGTTGTTATATCAGTATTAGATGTTGAAGATGTAGCTTGTGGATTTTCATAACATTCTCCATCAAATTTAATAAAACCAGGGAATGAATATCCAAATGCTCCTTTTGCAATCATAATTATGCTAGCATCATTACATTGTTGATACTGTCTAAACTCTTCAGTTGGCGTTGGCGTCGGCGGTGTAGGCCCTGGTGTTGGTGGGGTAGGTGGATTAGTATTTCTATAATCATAAACTAAATATAAGTTGTTACCTGAAGCTGGCACTGTAAATGAACCAGAATATAAACTTGGAGCTTGAGATGTATTCAGTGGCATTGATATAGCTTGACTCAACAGGCTAGTGATTGACGTAATATCATTAGTAAATACAGTGTCACTTCTTAAATATGCAAATCCGTTAGCATTAGTGTCAAAGACAAAATCATCAAAATTAAATTTGTTTGCAGCAATAGTCATAACCGAACCATCAGTAGGTAATAATCCAACCCCTTGATTTCCACTTACTACATTATATTGAGATATAACAAAATTTCCTGTGCCACTACCAAATGGTACTAAATTAGATTGTGTTGCTGATATCAAACTTCCATCTGACCAAGAGGCTTCGTTATGAATAAACTCTCCAGCATTTATAGTGTCTGTAACACAAATACTATAAAGGTTTAATAATGAACCACTAGGACATCCGACAGTAATTTCTATAGTGTCATCTACGGTAGCAGTAGATGTAACTTCTATAATAACTTGATTGATTGTTGTGTTGTTTTTAGGAAAAGTAAAACTGCCGCTTGAATAAATAACACCTGTAGTAGTAGAAACACCATCATAAATTGCTGTTATTGTATAACCTATTGGACTAACAGCTCCTTCAGTTTCAATTTGCACTCCATTTTCAGTTACAATATCTTGAGAAGTAAGTTCTGTAATAATATCTTGAGACCCTTCATCAGGTATTACGTAAGAAACTAAAACATCACCAACTTGTTCTTCTAAATCTACACAGTATATAAATTCATTATTTGCTGGTACAGTTATATCTCTTGTAACCCCACAAGCAGTACACTTGGCTACTTCTGGTTTCAGTATAGTGTTTGAGGTTAAGACATATTCATTCATGTAAGGGTCATATCCTCCCAGTTTTTGTGTAGTAAATGCAGCAGTAAATAAATCTCTAAACCAGCTTCTCATACCTGCCTCTGATATTACTCTCAGTTGTTCATTAGAAGCTGAGCTTCCAACTAAATGTATAACAGCGCTTCTTTTAGCATCGGTAAAATATTTACTTTCACCCCATACAGCAAAACTTTCAGGATTATTACTAATACCATAATCCTCTATTCTGGCTATTTGTTTACCTAAAACTTCTGGCACAGAAGTAAGTTGTCCATTACCACTTGCATCACTTAACAAGTCTTTACCAGCTAGCACGTAAGATATTTTATCTTCTTGTAAAACTAATATATCGTCACGCCTTGCATTTAAAATCTCTACATCACCAAAAGTTTCTTCTAATGGTTTAAAATTTGCTAAACCAAGATTAAATTCATTTAGCTTGTTTACGTTTGTTTCATCGTTAAAAACACCACTATACGTCAAATCAGCAAATCTGTGTGCTTTTTGAAAAGTAGTATTAGATGTAGTAAAGGTTCTATTTCCTAAATTAAATTGTGCACCAAAAGATTCGTCTAAAATTTTAAAACTCTCAACTCCATTTCCAAATGTAAAACAATTTGAAAAATCAGTAAGAACAACACCAGGCACTTGAGCGCTTATGTCTTGGTCTTGTACATTTCCTAAATGATTACCTACACTATCTATTTCAAATGTTTGAGCACTTTCATACCATAAATCAGGTAAAGCTTCTTTGGGTTCAGTTTCAAAAACTACAACTGAATCTCTTCTGTATATTGTAAAATCAACTCTTACTTGAGAATCTCCTTTAGAACTTCTTGAAGCACAACCAGTTGTTCCCGAAACAAGTAAATAGAAACTACCCGGTGATGTACTCGTATCCTCATAAAGCCTATAATAATTAACATTGTTTGGGTCTGTTGCAGTTGTACCAAAAACAGTTAAGATATCACTAGACATATTAGAACCTTTGTTTGCTTGAGAAGGCAAACCAACTCCTGAATCAGTAGCAGTTATAAATTCATTTGAAACATTAGCTGGACTAACTGTAGCGTTATTTTGTATTATAGTTTGTAAATCTTCACCATCAAAAAACTCTTGTACCCCTGCATAAGTATCACTACAAATGATGGTTTGCTCTAGTATACTTGTTCTTCTTTCACACTGATTTCCAGTGCCAGGTCTTTCCTGTTCTATTCTCATTACAACTCTTGTTCCTACAGGAAAATTATAATTTGAAGTAAAAGCACCTGAAGAATTTCTTAAAAAGAAAGGATAAGCAATTATAGGAAACCTTCTGGCTGCTTGTGCCTTTACAGGTTCAACTTTTTCATCTACTACATCGTCATCATCCATAACAGCTTGAAAAGCAATATTACTAAGTTTCATATAAACACCTGCTGGTATAACACTAATACCGGTGACTGTAATAAAATCCTTTTGTTGATTTACTACTTCTAGGACTGTAGCTTCTGTACATTGGTTTAGTGGGCCTGCTATATCTCTTTTGACTGTTAATCTATCTCCATCTTTTACTTTACCTATATTATCTCCTTCTAATAGAAAATAAACGTTGTTACTGTTGTCATCTTCATAAAATATACTACTATAAATAGTCTCATAACTTTCTCTATCTGCTTTTATACAAAACTTATATCTTGTGGCAAAACTAGGAGCTCTTTGAGTTATTGGAATGTTGACCTGTATTTCATTTTTAGATGATGAAGCATTACATCCTATAAACAAAGTATTGTTTGTACTTACAAGAGCAGTGGATGCTCTATTAAAAGAGTCCATATATATAATACCAATCTCATATCCACGATTACTATGTAAACTACTTGTGTTAGATACTTCTGCAAGTGTTGCTGAAAAATTTGTAATCTTATAATATTCTACTAATGTATTTGTACCTACGCCTGTTTCTTCATATTCAGCTGCTAATATTTGTAATTGTAAAGTGGCTGGCAATATAACGGAGGCTGCTATACCTTCACCAGCTGAAGGAAGAGCGGGAGTTGAACTGGTTCTTCCGCTACGGTTTACATCATATTGTGTAGCTGCATTTGTCCCTAATTGTCCCTCAAGTGAAGAATTGAAAACATCTGTAAAAGTTGTTCCATCTCCATTTTGAGCATTTGCTAAAGTTTGAATACCAGAGGTTAATAAACCAAATTTTGCTATAAAATCATTTTCAGATATTAAGTCATTTATAGGTGTCAAACTTTGTGTAAAGTCTTTGTTAAGTGTATATGAGAATTGTATTGTTCTTGGCCCTGTTGTTTGGTCAGGGTTTAAAGAACCTGAACTCCATGAGTTATGTTCGTATGTTATCGAAAAACTTATTGTAGCTCCAACTATTAGTTTATTTGTATTACCATCAAAATTAATTCTCAAAGCACTGTTTGGAATAGTGTTACTTCCGCCAAGCGTATAGCCAGAACTAGCTGTTTCTGCAGGCAATTGAACTTCACCCACTTCAGATTGAACTAAAGATGTGGTATATTCTAAAGCTAATGGTTCATTGAAAGTGTCTTTTAGGTCATACCCCTCTACATAATTACCATAAACCAATCTATTAGCCATTAAAGTCTGAGCTTTTGCCAAGGTTGGAACATTATCAAAAGTTCTTAAAATTTCCGATTCTGGTAAAACAGAAAATATTTTACTGTTATCAAATTCAAAAGTATAATTAGTGTTGTCTGAATATCCTTTTTCTTTTTTAATAATTCTTTCTATTACTCTTATAGTAGAATCATTAGCAAGTTTGTAAAGAATGTCTATTCCTTTTACTAATTCACTACCTGAATTAAATGTAACAATAACAGCATTAAACCTGTTAGTCATACCATCATTAGCAAAACTTTGTGCACTAAAATTAAAAGGTTTTGGTTGAAATGCTGGTTCGCTGAACTGAGAAGTCGCAGAATACTCTGCATTACTATATCTGTATCTATAACCAAAACAAACAAAATTGTCAGTTAAGAATGTATCATTTATTGAAGATTGTATCAACTGTAGAGTAGGAGCTTGAAAAGGTGGTTGTTTTACAACTTGTATTTCTCTCTCATCGAACTGGTCTATTTGTTGTCCTGCTAAATTAGCAGTAGGGTTTTCATAATTTCTTTCAATATTAATTACTCTAGGTGGGTTAGTGTTATCTGTAAAAAATAATAAATTATCTATTTTGTTAATACCTGTTATTAAAAATTCAGGGTTAAAGTTTAAGGTAGTGTTTACATTTGCTCCATTATCTATACTATAAATATGATATAGTATACCGCCAGTTTGTACGTTAAAAGAAATAATTAAATCTAATTTACCCGTTTCACCTAAAGTAAAAGCTGGGTCATGTACAAACCAATATATTGTTTCATTAGCACCGTCTTCAAAGACACCTATACATCTTGCGGATGAGCTTAGCTTTGTACCATTATAATATTGAATATCTGTTAAAAGAGTATTTCCTCTTGAGTTTTCAACTGAACCTATTTCAGATTGTTCAGTAGAACCCAACCTTACATTCATAGCATTAGTATACTCACCATTAGGTAAAAGCCTTAATTCAAGGCTTTTATTCATACGGCCAGCTATAAAATTTCTTTGAATGTTTGCCATTTTATTTTATCCACTTATTCTCTCCTCTAATATTCATTAGTAATCTACTTGGATGAATATTACTTAATCTAAGCTTAGCATTTCTATATAAAGCTTGTTTATCTTTTCTTGCTCTATTAACTATATACTCTTGTACACCAAATTTATTATTTAATAATGAAAATTTAATATAGGCATAAATATAATCTTCAAACAGTTTATTTACTTTAATATTACTATCATCGCCATTTTCCATTCCGTCCGAAATATATTGAAGAATACACTGTTGATTAGCCATAGTAGAATCAAAGTTTATAACTCCATTAGCTTTATCAATTGTAAATGTTGGATTGAAATTAGCTGTTTCAGTATTTAAACCATATCTCGCTCCAATCCTTGATTCATATATATCATCTTCACAATTATTACATCCAGGATTAACTGCTTCTTCTCTTATGTCATTTAGATATATACTTTTAAGTTGACCATTGGTTCGTGCGCTATCAAGCTCCGATGTTTGAGTGTTGACGTTATTATTACCATCATAAGTAAATGTTGAAGATGCTGACTGTACATATTGAGTTGCTGATTGAACCTGTATGTTTTCTACTAAATCTCTGATAACGTTATCTTTAAATAACGATAGCTTTACCCAGTTAACATAATCTGAAGGTAAAACAAATTTTAAGTCATCATAAATTTTAAGCTCCAGAGATTTTATTTCATTTAAAGCGTCATAGTTTAATTCTTGTATACCTCGTTTTGCAAAAAATAATATTTTAAATCTGTCCACATTGTTAATCATTGCATGATTCCCTTGGTACATAAGTAAAAAATTTCTAACAATATCAATTAAAGAAACATATTGATAACTACCAAAATTAGCATTAGTAGGATTTACTCCATCATTTGTGTAATATTTTTTTTGATTTATATAAGCCATAATTATTTTTGATTATCTAATTGTTGTTCATCTGTTAATCCGTATTGTATTACTTCTCTTTCTCTAATAGATACTCCTGCATATTGTAATATTTTTGCTACCAAATCATTTGCGTCATCTTTTGGTAGTTCAAAATCTTGAAAATCAGCCGCTGTTTGGTCAAACAAAGGTTCACCATTAAACAATGTTACATATGTCCACTTAGGGTCTTTAGGATATCTAATATATTGAGCTTGAACATCTTGACCGCTATTAATTGTAGTAGGAAAGATTGTTATAGAATCTCCTTCTTGAGTATAAGCAGGAAATGTAGTGTTAGGTGTAGTAAGTAAAGAATTGTTTAAAAGTGTTATTTTATTATGTGAAACTTTTTCCGCTTGACCCAATAAGTTCCCAGCTGAAAAACATAAAACTTTGTTTAACAAATAATAATCAGAACCAGTCGTATTTATAGATGGAAGAAAATAAGTACTTGTATTCAAAGTTTTTTGAGTCAAAAATTCAGTTACAGAAAAAGTGTCAATAACCTCTTCATATCCAAGCTTTATGTTGGCATACCCTGTTCCAGATAACCTGGCATTTTCTTCATTTATTTGTTCGTTGTAATTATAAAAATATTCGTCAAACAAGTCTAATTGAGCTTGTTTAGCAAATAAATTAAAATCACTAGGTGATATGTACCCGTAATTATTTTTATTGATAATCGCAAGCACAGTGTTTCTTACAGAATTTATCATTTGAAAATCTTTTTACAAAGATACACAAAATAAAAAAGCACCCTAGATTTGGGTGCTTTCTCGCTGTCGATAGTAAAGGAAGGATTATATTGTTCCTATAGCGATACTAGTAAATACTAGTCCACCATCTTTCGATACTGGTACTGCTGCATTTGTCCAAGAAGTTTCTGCTGCTTTTACTAGCGCTGCATTTACATTCTCAGCAAAACCTGAAGTCAGTCCAGTTCCAGTTACCGTTAATTTGTGTGTTCCATTAGCCAGAAAAATATCTCCTGCAGTAGAACTTACTGTCTCTACATAAAGAACTTGGTCTGTGTTAACGTGAACATTACCGTCACTTGCTGTATCTAAAGTTATATATTTTGCCATGTTAAAAATTTTATGGGTTAAACAAAAAGCAAAGTTACGAATTTTTTGCTAACGCTTTTAGATGCTTATAAGACTCTAAACCTTCATCACTTTGAAAGTAAGATGATATAATAAACAGTGGGTCTTCACCGTAGGGTATATTACACATTTTCTTTTTATTTGAAGGTGTGTTAAACCATACCTCACGTTTTTGATTTCTCATTTGTATTAAACCTTTATCTAAAATATTTTGAATCATAGCTGTAAATTTAAGAGTAGGGTCTTTTAAAAGTTTCATAAAACCTGCTGGGTCTTGTTTAGCAAATATTAATATATCTCTTCTAAGCTCTGAGGTAGTAACTTTTGATACATCCTTTTGAAACAGAACTCTTGAAACATTTTCTACCTGCTCAACCGTAAGTTGTCTTGCTTCTATTAAAGCATCAACTTCTAAGTTTAAGTCTTCAACTATTTCAGCAGCTTCTTTAGCTTTGTTTATTTCAACAAAAGTTTTTCCGTTGCCTGGATGAAGCGATAGAAACTTCTGTAATATTTGATTGTTTTTTGGAACGAACAAAAATCCGTCTTCAAAAACTATAGGCTCAACAATAGCATTATCATCTTGTTCATCTTGAAAAGGTGAGTTTTGATTACGTGCATATCTTAATGGTCTATTCATACCAGTTTTTTCATCAAAGTGCAATAGAGGATATCTTGTAGTATGCCTTGATGCCAATATCAAAGATAATGGAGCAATCTCTCTGGTAAGTTTATAGCTTTTGTCTACAAATTTAGGAGTAGACTTTTTGGGTGTTTGAATAACTGTGTCCACTTGTGGACTTTTCTTTTCTTTTTTCATTTGATTTAATTTAATTTAAATTTAAAAAAGGGGCACACTCATGTACCCCTTTGAATTAATTATTAGTCTTGGAATAAGAAGAAGTTGTTTGCACCTAAAGTACATACAGCTCTCTCACTCAAGAAGTTTACTTGCATGTTATCGATATCATTAGTCGCAGCACCACCAGCAGAACCAGTAATCCACGTCTTATATCTTCTGTCTTCTGTTTCAGAAGCTCTATATCTTACATGTAAGAAAGGTCTTTTTGCGTTTTTACCAAGAATTTGGTCGTAAACACTTGTAGAACCAGCTGGAACTAATAGTCCATTGATTTTACCTGAACCTGCACCTGATGGTAAACCACCTCTCATAG